GGGGATACAGCAGTATCGCTACCTCCAGCTCCAGTTACAATTGTACCAACAAAATCCTCATCACTTGCAGCTTGAGTGATAGTAATATCTTCAGCTGCTTCATCACCAATTGCTTTTAAAATAAACTTAAAAACAACACCTGCTTTTGCAGTAGGTAAGGTAACGTTAAGAATTGCATCTTCTACACCACTACCATCTAAAAAATAAGTAGTATCACTATTGTAATCATATAGTGTTGTGCTTGATGTTATTGTGCTCGTTGGAGCAATTTGACCTCTTAGCTTAGGCAGTCTTCCTTGCCCAGCTTCTGAGGATTTTCCTGAAATATCTAAATAATTTGCCATTTTTTTATTTTGTTTTTAGGCGATATTGGGAGGCCAAAGCCCCCCTCTATCAAATTATTAACTTAATTATGATGCAGATAAAATACCACAAGAAAGCGGGTTTCTTACGATAATACCTGACTCAGATAATACGTGACATTGGAATCTATCATCACCATTAGCAGCCATCATTGATTTAGTATCGTAAGGGTTTACCATACCACCAACATATTTCTTAACTAATGAACGATTAATTCCGTTAGCACCTTTAGTGATTAACTCTACATTAGAAACACCAGAAGTTGATCCGAAGTCCATGAATACCATCTTCATAGATTCTTTCAATCTTGTATCACCAAATGAGTTAGTTCCACCTGAAGCACCATGTACGTGCGGATCATCAAATACTGGGCAGTAAGCAATAGTAATTTTATTACCTAACGCGTAGTAAGAAGTAAAGTTTCCACCTAAAGAAATATCAGAACCAGCTTTTACATCAGTCATAGATCCACCTGTCATTGCACCAGCAGGAGCAACAATAAGATCTTTCATAGCTCTATGGAAAGCAATACGTCCTTCAGTTCCAGTAAATACAACCCACTCATTACCTTCAGCACCTTGAGCATTTAAAGAGATCTTACCGATAAACTCAGTAATAATATCTTCAGTTAATGTTCCAGCAGAATAAGAAGCTTGATTAGATGAGCTAATTTGAGCTAATACACCATCACCAATAGTAAAGCTACCGTCAGTAGTTGTAGATGCAGCTCTTAAAGATCCGTCTCCATAAGAACCAGCTCCAGCAGTACCAACAGCAATTTCACTAATAATATCAGTGTTAGTAGCAGAGTAGTTAGTAGCACCAGTAGCTACAGACGTTTGTCCATACCATCTTTGTAATTCTTGCTCATACATAAACTGATCCATCATTTGTTGCTCTTTAGTAAAGTACCAAAGTGATTGACCATTATTCTCAATCCAAGAAACATCAGTAGCGTCTTTACCAGTGATTGTACATTTCTTTCTATTGATAGTCATCCAGTTTTTGTAAGTATCTGGGTAAGCAAAGTTTTCACCTACATCAGATCCAGCAGACCCAGCAGGAAATGCAGAACCAATTCTACCTATAACACTTCCTACAGAGTTATCAGCAGCAGTAATTGCAGTAATTGCCTCTAAAGTATAAGCGTTTGTAGAAGGCCCAGCTACTACAAGTGCAGTACCACCAGATGGGTATCTAACTACATCAAATAAATTAAATTGATCTTCAGCACCTCCACCTGAAGAAGCTTCAAATTTAGTTCCAGTAATTTTAGACCCAGCAGCAGCAGCACCACCAGCACCGTTTGATGCATCAGTACCGTGAGTTTCAATCATTGTTTTTCTATTTAGACGGTTCATTACTTTCCATTCGTAAGAATTATCTCCTAAAACTTTTTCACTTGCCATTCTTCTAGTTCTTTCTAAAAGATATGTCATTGAATATCTCGGGTAAAGAGATATTAAAGTTCTAGCTATTTCAGGATGTTGTAACAAATTTGCGTTAAGTGCATTCGCAGCAGTTGTTCCTTTCCCGTATGTACCCGTTGAAGTTACAGCCATTTTTTTAAATTTTTATTAATTAAACATTTTACATATTTGCCCAATTAACTTTCAACTATGAGTAGACTTTGTCTTACTTTTTAAGCTTACTCGCCCATGAACGCTTTTGGATCAAACGAACCTGACTTCACTTTGAAATTAGATTTGCTTTTTCCGTTGTTAAGGTTTGGTGAAACTATACTATCCATGATAGTGGCTTTGCCGTCTTCCAATCCTTGAGAACGAAGAATTTTCTCTATTTGCTTACGATACAACATAAACATAGCGACATCAGCAACATTGGCGTGATCCTCATATATGTCTTTCATCATATCGGTAGTAGCATAACGATATACTTCTTCTTTCTGTTTCTTTGTTACTTTTCCCCCCATAAATTCTCCCATGCTTTTGATTTGCTTTTTCAAGCCACTCTTAGCATTCTTTATGTCTTCCTGTTGTTTCTTTGCTTCTTGCGCTTGTGATTGTTTAGCTTGTGCAGCTTGTTGATCAATAGCATTACCTATTACTCTTCTAACGCTTTTAGCTTTCATCTTCATCATTCCAGAATCCTCTAGTTTATCTAAAGAGTCTTCTATGTCAGCAGCCTCTATTCCATCAGCTTTTAATTCCTCAGCAACTAAATCTCTATCACTTAAAGCTAGATATCCTCTTAACTCAGTTATCTGACTATTAGGAGCTGGTTGCGCATTTTGTTCTTTTAATTGCTCAGCATAGTCGTTAAGTGTTTTTAAAAACTCTTCTTTAGAATTAACGTTCAACCCTATCTCTTTACCAACTTGTGACCAGCTTAAACCATCTTTATTAGACTCTTCAGTTTCTTCTGTCTTTTCTGAATCCCAATCATCGTCTTCTTCTTCTTCTTCTACAACCTCTTCTTCTTCCTTTGCTTTATCCCATCCCCATCCGTCTGCCTGCTCTTGCTCTTCTTCCTTTTCAGACTTAACATCTTCTTCTGCATCTTCAGTTTTATCTTCTGTTCCTAGCTCTCCATAATTATCTTCTGTAAAAGCTAGAGGATTAAATTCATCCTTAATCCCTGTTTCTTCTGTAGTAGCTTCTGCTGTTTCAGCTACTTCATCTACTAATTTTGACTCTTCTTTTGCCATTTTATTTAATTTAAATTAATACTCCCTAAGTTTGCAAATATACGAATAATTTATTATAACTTCTCTGCCGCTCTTTTTAAATCATTTGATGTTGTGGATGTTCCAGTGCTTTTTGCTTTTTCTTCTTTCTGCAAATTAGCCTCGCTCTCTCTATTTTTTCTATCAATATAGTAGTCGGCCGCCTTCTTGTCCATTTCATTTCTTTCTTTAGTATCATGTAAATCTCTATCAACTTCAGCTTGTATTTTAGCAACTTTCAACCTAGAGTCTGAACCAATTTTAGCAACTTGTATTTTAGCTTCATTATCCATTTGTTTAAGTTGAGCCTCAGCTTGGAATTTAGCTTGTTCAGCTTCAGCAGCAGCTTGTTGAGCTTGTTGTTGCTGTTGCATAGCAACCTCTTGTTGTTTTTGCATTTCACTCATAGCTTGTTCTAACACTTTCTCAGCTTCAGTCATTGTATCAGATCTAAGAACTTTAATAACACCTAATAAGTCAACAGACCCTGCCTGTAAAGCAGCTTGAGCTAATTGCTGTACAACTTGCTTCATTGCATCATCTTTACCACTATCACCTACATATACGCCAAAGTCTTGTAACGCTACATCTGGCATAACATTTAAGAATTTATAAGCACCATCACCTAATATCATTCCAGCTTTTTTACCTCCTGCCCAAGCAACCTTCATTAGATTGCATAGTCTTTCTAACACTCTTTGTTTTACTTCTGCATGTGAATAGAACCAGCTTTCTGTTATAGTTGAAGATTGCACTACACTTCTTTGCACATTACCAACGTACTCATACTTTTCTACAGCTCCTTCTCTTTGTCTGGTAACTCCTGATATTTGACCTGCCATATCTTCTAACATTACTTTAAGGTTAATTAACTGTTGTACAGATTGCGATAAAGTAAAGTCAATTTGTTGGAACTGATTAAAGCTACTCATTTGATTACCCTCATCTTTTGAGTTAATAGGTATAATACCATCTGTTTTTAAGTGGTACAATACTTGCTGTATATCCATACCAACATTAGTAGGTAATTGCGATACATCATATACCACAGCTTTACCACCAGAACGAGCCATAGCTAATTCTATTTGGTAAACAACAATATTATAAAGCATTTGTACATTGTCTAACAAATCTACAATAGAAGCAGGAGAGCCAGAAGTATTACCCTTCACACATCCTACATAAGACAATGGAGTTTTACCTGGATTATCTATACTTCTTACTTGATTATCTCTTCTTCTTGCGTTTACTAAAATTTTACCTCCAATTTTTGTAGCTTCCCAAACATCATCCACCCATTTAGTTTCTATCCTATCACCTTTTCTTTTTCTATAAGTGTCTTTTACCATTTTTCTAAATGGTCTATTAGGATCATACTTATTGTCAGATAATTTAAATTTAATTGCTCTAAGAGATTTCCACTCTGCAGTTACCACTCTAATTCTAGTTTCTTTTCCGTGTCCAGCGTCAATCCATTCTAAGCTAGAGTTGTAATTATTCATATCTCCACCAGCATAAAGATTTCTCATTTTATCTAACTCTTCTAAATCTTTAGTAGTTAAGCTATCTTTAAACTCATCGTTTATTTCATTAACAGATATCCATCTTTCTTCACCCACCCAACTACAGTCATCTAAGTAATCTGAATGTGCAGAACTATCAAATATTATATTTCTAGGGTCAACTCTCCTTACGTATGGATCTCCATTTTGAATACTTACTTTATGAAACTCTTTTGATGTAACTAATAAGTCTCTAAATCCTTCCTTAAACACGTCTTTTAGATTATACCTATTAGATATATACTCTAATCCATCTTGAGCTGTTTCTTCTATCATCTCACGATAGTTGTATTTCATATAAGTTTCTATATCTTCTGGTACAGGAATACCTTGCCCCTCTTCCTTAACATCAACTTTCATAGTCTCTCTCATCTCTTGATGAAATTCATCTAAAAGCTCTCTCATCATTAAACTTACTTTATGATCTTGCTTTCTAATTACAGCAGCTTTATTAACTGTAGTAACTTTCATGTCAATAGGTCTTCTTATCTCTTCTCCAATTAAAAGATCAATCTTAGGTGTTATGATAGGATAATTAACCAATCTAGCTGGATATGTTAATCCATATTGCTCAGTTATATATTTATAATCACCTTGATTTAATTCTCCATTATAAATCTGATAATTCCTAATGTCTCTAGTTCTTTGGGTAGAATACTCGCCACCATCTGAACTCATGTAGCTTGTGATTGCATTTAAAACTTGCTCGCACCATTCGTCATTTTTTTCTTTGTCTGCAATAACCATTGATGGCATTGATGTGTATTTCTGATCCATAATTTTATTTTATTTCTGTAGGGATTCCATTATATCCCATTTTATAATATTTAAATCCTATATCCTTCACCTTTTCTTGTATAGACGCCTTCATTCTATAATTATCTATATTATGAATTAAACACAAACCAAAAGCCATAGCCCTATCCGTATTTTGCAATCCATAATTAGCAAGCTCATCTATCAAGTCAATAAACCATATGTCTTGAGCACTCTCTCTTAAATAATCATCTATCAAATCTTCCATAAGAGCTTTAACCTGCTTATTCATATGCACACCATACCTGTTTCTAGTTTTTGTACCAGGGTTATGTGCAGACTCTGGCTTTTCTTTTAAATACTTTAGCGCATTCATACGTTTAAAGTAATCTAATATACCTATCTTTGTATACTCTACCAGCATTTTAGAGTTATAATACACAGCGAGCTTTAAACAACCATCCCAAAAATCTTCCTTCTTAGGGGGTCTATCTGTATATTCTGCAACCACGTAATCGCTCGGCATTTCTGTATTTGCAAATCTACGATAAATTATTGCACTACCCAAGGAATCTGATGCTCCAGCTTGATCTTGATCATAACTATCAATACCACCTATGTCTAAATTCTTATATTCTTTCTCTGGATGTGCTAATATTTTGTATGGACCAGTAGGGTGTGGCCTCCAAGTTACTTTAGGTTCACCCTCTCCTAATTGCCAATCTAAAAAGCCTTGTTGTATTTGACTTCTATTGTCTTTACTTGATAATATTCTAGATCTTTGTGCGTTAAGTAATGCAATATCAAACCTTGAAGAGTGAGTATTTAAAAATGCCTCCTCTACAGTTAAAGGGTAATTCTGTATATGTAAGTTATATGCCTCATTATCTCCAGATTTCTGTATATCCTCTCTATCTGCTATAAGTTTTTCTCTTGCACCCTTTTCGTCTTCTACACCTGTATCTATATCAAAGAAACCATAGTATGCTTTTGATGCTGGAATAAACATAGGAATTAGATTATAAGCATCATGACTATAATACATATCCATAAAATCTTTAGACGCTTTAGATATATCCCCTCCAGTTCCACCGACAATAGGTACTCCAAACTGAATATCTCCATCCATAAAACATGCTTTAGATGACATGTAAGCGTTCTTAAGTTTTTTAAATTCTCCTGCTTCTTCAAATATCATTAAAGAAACCCTTTCTCCTTTGAATACTTCAGGATTATCCATTGTTCTACATATAATGTTAGATTGATAGCCACCTATCTCCCACTTACCGTCTTTATTCTTTTGTTTGTATCCAGATCTCATTATACCATCAGTGTCTTTAAGTACAGAGTGTTTAAAGTTAGGGTGTATACCATTAAGACCTTTTCTAGTTTTATCAAAGAATGCGTCAGCTGTAACTTGCAGTCCAGCAGCTACACCTACATCATTAAAAGGATAGAATGTATATTCATGAGCAACAGCGCCTGAGTTCATATAAGAAAACCCCTTATCTCTGGCTTTAATAACAATCATCCCCTTACCTTCTTCTTTACACAGCTCTATTGTATCAAAATACTCATGATCCATAGTTCTGTACCAAGGATGTATTAAATTCTTACGATTACCTGATGTTCCGTCATTACCTAATATCATATAGTAATTTAGATAGAAATAGTACTTGCCAGATATTGCTTTCATGCCTTTAGGTTTATACCCATGTAAACATCTATCAGTTTCTTGAGCCCAATACTCTTGATATGCCACTGAGTCAGGATTTAAATCAGGATGACCACTATTTGGTATAGGGCGATATCTTTGTGGATCAAACTTTATCTTACCCATATCTTAATCGTTTAGTCTTACCTAATCCAAAAGTTCCTTTAGACTGCTCCCTCTTTTCTATCTTCATGTGATATCTTTGTGCTAAATCCACACCATGTAGCTTCATAGCTAAGTCGTGATACTCAGCAGCCTTATCCATATCTGCTTTATTATAAAACTTAATATATCTTGCGTAAAGATATTTGACATCATGTTTTGTTTCTCTTTTGCTTCTAGCCATTACAGTTCTTTTA